TTATTCGCCTTCCACACGCTTCAAAACAGAATGGGGGAAACTCGCGCATTGGCGCTTGGTCCCCTCAAACCAGTAGCAAATCGCGTCCCCATACATCGCCTCCCCGCCATAGGTCATGGTTGGCCCGCCCGATTTGAGCTCGACCAGATCGCCTTGTTTGAATTTCTCAGTCATACCTCATTCCCCCAATCGACCAGCTTGAGCGCGTCGGTCGGGTCAACGCCCGCCTCCTTCGCCTGCGCCAGGGCACCCACAATCACATTGAGCGCCCGCGCCCGTCCGCCTGCATCGAAGGCCTGAAGCGGCCGCATCACGTCCAGCGTGACCGCCGTTCCCAGCTTCTCCGTCGCTTCCTCGGCAATGCCCGTGGCGATCGGTTGCAGCACCCATTGCGCCAGATGCCGTTGCGCTTCCCTGACCATCGGGCCGGTCGCCGTGGGCGAGGCCAGGCCGGGAAGAATGCCGAAGGCCAGGTTGATTGCATTCCGCGCCGCCTCGAGCGTCTCGCGCGTCATGGTCTTCGACAGGTCCGGGGAAAGGTCGTGCGGCTTCCAGTCCTGCATCGGGGCCGGTCCGCCCGCCGCCGTCACGTTGACCGATTCGCGGATCAGCACCTTGCCACGGTTGCCACGGAAACCGCGCGCTATCGCTTCCAGGTCGGTCTGCGGTGCCTCGGGAAACGGCACGATCTGGCTTGCAATCGGGGCCGTTTCGTAAATCTCGGCCAGCGCCGTCTCGACCGCGTTCAACAGCCCCGCCGTCAGCTGCGCCCGCTTGAGCGGGGCAGTCCCCTGGTAGGGCGCTGACACGTCGCAGCCGATGCGGAAGTGCAGCACCTCGGCCGCCAGCGCCGTGAAGCTCCGACCGCCGCCAGCCTCGGGAACCGACACGCGGTAAGCCGTGGGCCGCCCGTCGCGGGTTTTCAGATCCCAATCGGAACACGGAACAAGCCCCGCGTCACGGACCAGGAACAGAGCCTCGCCGCGCAAGGCCAGAGACCGCGCACAGAGCGCCAGAGAACGGCGGTCCAGCAGGTCGGTGCCCGACACATCGGCAAGCCCCAGACCGCCCTCCCAGAGCGCCACAGCGGCCTGCACGGTGGCCGTCAGTTCGGCAATGCCGCGCCGCCCGGAAACATAGGCTTCCCGCGCCGCCATGATCTCGGCCGTGAAGCCCGATCCGCTCGATCGCGTTTCCTCAGCCTTCTTTCGCTTGAATGGCCACATGCTCAGGCCCTCCTTTTGTAAGGCCGCAGCAGGTCCGCCGCGCCGCTCAATTCCATCGCCCGCGCCACCCATGCCGGGCTGCGCTGATAGCTTTCCTGGATCGCCCCGCCCATGTTGACGGAATAGCTGGACACGCCCGCCCGATCCGTCGCGTCCGCCAGGTATTCGGCAAGCCGCCTGAACGCCTCGGAGACAGCCGCAGGGACTTCCCCGCCCCCCACGTCCGCCGTGATCCGATAAGGGCCCTCACCGGGCAGCTCATAGCCTCCCAGGGGCGATGCAGCCGGGGTGCATGGCACCCACGCGCCGCCTTCCCAGACCTCGACCGTGTTCACGGTCGCGGGCGACAACGGGGGTTCCCATGTGCCGCCCCCCTCGACCGTCCAGACCACTTGCCGCGCCGTCCAGCGATCGCGGCAATAAGCCTCGATCCGCTGCCAGATCGCCGCGTGATTCAGCATCGAAGCCGCATCGCTCAGCAGCCCCGGGGCAGGCGGATAGCTGCCCGGGATTGCCTCGACCTCTTTCAACGTCACCGCCATCTCAGAGCCTCCACCGATTGAGCGCATGAACAAGCGTCCGATCCTCGGCCGCCGTGCATGGCGTCCAGTTGCGAGCCTCGATCTGCGCCTGGGGATAGGCGGGCTTCGTCACCGCGCTGATCTCGATCAGTTCGGCAGAACGCACCACCCGCAACAGCCCTTCGCTATCGCGCTTGACCAGCGCGCCGCCTTCGGCCACGCGAAAGCCGGGGCTGATCCCGCCCACAAGCCCCGCCGACAGCGTGCCCAGGAAGTCCGCAACATAGCTCACGCCGCGCATTTCCGGGGCAATGGTCGCCTCGAAGGTCAGGGCGTCATCGCCGTCGCTGATCTCGAGGCTTCCCGCCCCGCGCGATGCAAGCGGGCGGTCGAAGTCGTGGTGCACCAGCAAGTGAATGTCGCCACCAGCCGCGACCGATGCCGCGAAGGCTCGCGCCTCGAACACTTCCCGCAGCCGTTCCCGACCGTCCTTCAGAACGGTCGGGACAGCATACGGGAACCGGCCCCGCAGAACGGTTGCCCCGCCCGCAGAGGTGCGGACCTCAAGCCCGCCCTTGGAACCGGCCCACAGCATCACTGAATATCCGTCAGGATGCGGGTTTGAACCGCGCGGGAGATGGTCACGTCCATCGTGGCCAGCGCGGTGATCCGCAGCGCGCCCGATTGCGCATCCGAATACGGATCGCGGATCAGGTCGATCGCGCCCCACGTCCCAACGAAGAACGGGGGAACACCGCCCGCCGTGGTCGTCATCACCGCGCTGGTGGCCAGCGGCGATCCCGCCGGATCGGCAAGGGCATTGTGGCTCATCGTCACCACGCCCAGGGCGTCCGACAGACGGTCCCATTCGGTGATCCCGCTGCCCGCGTCCCAGATGCTCGCATCCATCGCGTCCCAGACCTCGGGACGGATCAGAAGCCGAACATCGCCGGGGCCGCTGGCCGCGTTGCCGGTGATGAAGCTGACCACCTCGGAACGGAACGCCCCCCAGGTCGGGGCCGCGCCAACCGCTTGCTCGCTGATGCCCCAGGCCGATGCACCCGCGAAAAGGCCGGTCGGCTCGCCCGAAGCGCCGCTGCCCAGGAACACGGCCCTGTCAAGGGCTTCCTCGATAGCGCCGTTCATGTCGCGCCTGACCGCCTGCTCAAGCCCGCTGCCGGACTGCTTCAGCGTCTTGCGCGTGATGCGCATCTGAATGCCCAGGTTGTAATCGGGCTTCAGGGGCCTATCAACGGTCGTGTAGGCGCTCGGGCCGGTCACGTTGCCGGTTTCGGACGCCGCCCAGCCCGCCGTCACGCTCGACGTGGTGACGGGATACTCGACCTCGCCCACGTCCACGTTGATCATCTGGCCGCCCATGCGGGCCGCGACAGACCGCGCGAACAGCCGCTCGATGATCGGGGCGGTGCGGATCGGATCGGGGGTGCCGCTCGCCACGGTTTCCCCGGCCCGGATTTCCAGCGCCTCCCACGGCAACGGGATGCCGCGATAGCCGCCACGCGACCGCAGTTCGCTGACGATCTCGGCCGTCTGCCCGTCCAGGCTCCGCCCCTCGTCCAGGGCAAGGGCAACCTGGCGCACCTCGAAACCGGCCATGATCTCGGCCCATTCGCGGCTCGACCGGGTTTCCAGGTCGGCCCCGGCTTCGCGCCGTTCCTGATCCTCGGCAATGAGCGCCGCGCGATAGCGGGTCTCGTTCGACCGATACTCGCGGTCAAGCTCTTCCATCTGCCGGGTTTCGTCCTCGGTCGGGTTCTGCTTGCCGACCAGTTCCGAAAGCTTCTGGCGGATTTCGCTTTGCCGCCGTGCGATTTTAACAGAATCAAGCATCTGCCTTTCCTTTGTGCTCGATGAGGGTTTGGCCCGTCTGACGGACCAGCTTTTTCCACGCCTCGCGGGCGGGGTCGGGTCGGCCTAGGCCGATCTCGATACGGGTCTTGCGGGCATGACACCGCCCGCAGAGGGTTTGCAGGTTGGACAGCGACCAGGCCAATTCGGGCCGATCCCTGACCGGCTCGATGTGGTCGATCTCCAGCCGGTGCCGGCTGCCGCACTGGACGCAGCGCCAATCGTCGCGCTCGAGCGCCTGCATCCGCAGAGCCTTCCAGCGCGGGCCGCGCGTGATCCGCCGGGAATGGCGGAAATATTCCTTCCGGTCACTCATCACGCACCTGCAACTCCCAGAAGATCACCTCGCCAGCCGGGGCCAGCGGGGAAACGCGGATCGTGCGGAACACCTGGCCGCCAATGCGCAGCCGGTCGGTTGTGGAGGGCGTCACGGTCAGGCCCTCGGCCGACAGGAAAAGCCGCTGATCGCCCACCTCCAGGAAGCCGCCCGCGATCAGTTGCATCTCGACCGCGTAGGTAGCCGCCAGGACCGTGACGGGGTATTCGATATCCGGGCCGGGGATGTATTGCCCGTAAGCGTCCCTTGTCCCCGGACCGGGGCGCAGCAGCGTTGCCGCCTGGCCGTGTTTCGCAATCAGCCGCGAAGCGGTCTCCATCAGCCCCATGCAATGCGCCCTCCCTTGTGAGCGGGGCGGCCCATCATCCGGGCCCCCTCAGCGACCGCCAGCACCGTTGCCGCCGCCGCGTCGATCCGGCCACGCGACCGCGCCTTTGCCAGTTTCAGGTTGTTTGCCGGGTCGCGCAGCGTGACCGCATCCGCGAAGGCAGACCGCAGCAGCAGCGAGGGGGCGGTCTTCACCTTGCCCTCGAACACCGCCCGCCGGAACCGCTCGCAATCCTCGCCGCCGTCCCTGAAGCCCTGACCGCGCCAGACAACAGGGCACCGAATGCCCGCCCGGTCGATCGCCTCGCCAAGCTCGGCCTGCTTGTATCGGTCCGCCGTGATCGCCGCGACAGTCTCGCCCGCGACATGGCTCAGAACGTCCACCAGCCACGGAACAACCGGCACAGTCTGGTCTCCCAGGGTGAAAAGCTCGCCCCGGTCCTGCATCTCGACATAGCGCCCGCCCACGCCGTCCGCTTGCCCACGATCCAGCAGGGAAGGCTTGGAAGGGAAGGTGCCCAGAGCCTCAAGACGGCCCGTCTCCGGCCAGTAGAACGCCGCTGCGGTCATGCTGGCAGAGCCGCCCAGGTCGATGCCGATGACCACCTGGCCTTGCCGGGGCGGCAGGTCCGCCGTCTCGCAGGCCAGCCATTCATCGACCGTCAACAGCAGATCGCGGGTTTCGCCGCTGACACGCTCATTGCGGTTGTAGAGCCGGAAAGCCGTCAGGGTCGATCCGCCCCGCGCAATCGCCCGCCGCGCCTGCGCTTGCAGCCATTCAAGGCTGGATCCGATCCCGTATTCAGCGCCCGGATTGGCGATCTTCAGGCTTTCCAGGTCATCCGCCGGAAGGCCGGGAGCGGGGCGGTGCTCCTGCCGATAGACGCCCTCCTGTTCCTCGTCCAGCCAGACCGAGAAGGGGTGCGCATCGTCCGCCGCGCTCGTGCTGATGATCAGCGCCCGGCCGCCACGCTTGCCCAGACCGGACAACAGGGCGTGCTCCAGCTCGTCGCCGCGATCCGCCGGCCAATGGCCCCGCTCGTCCATCAGAACCAGCGTCGGAGCCGATCCCAGAGCCGTCTTGCCGTCCGCCGCAATGGCCCGGACGAAGTGTCCGCCGCCGTCGCCGTCATACTCGATTTCAAGCCGGGGGCTGCGCCGGATCGTGAAGGCCGCTTGCTCATTCTCGGGAAGCGACCGGATGAAGCCCACCACGAAGTCAAACGCGATCCGCGCCTGATCCCGCGTGCGGGCCGCGATCAGGACTTCCCGCCGGGGCTGACGATCCCAGATGCCCATGACCGCGCCCAGGGCGATGCCAGCCGACAGGGCAGTTTTCGCGTTGCCCCTGCCGATGCTCAGACAGGCGACGTTGATGCCGTCCGCCAGGGCACCCTTGACGAATTGCTTTTGAAACGGAGCCAGCTTCAACGCCTGCCCGGCTTTCGGGCCCTCGGGGATCTTGAGGCTTTCCAGGAAGCGGATCGCCTTGCTCGATGCCTTCATTGTGTCACCTCCGATCGACACAGCGCGAAAGCGCAACTCTGGCGCTCGGTTTCTGGCCTGCATGGAAACGGCGGCATTGGGACCAGATGCCGCCCCTTCTTCTTTGCGTGCACCCCGCCCCCGAGGGCGGGTGCAACGCATGGGGTATAAGGGGAGAGTGTCGCACCCTCGTTGACCGGGCGTTGGCGGGGGGTTGCACCGGGGGTTGCACGAAGTGTTGCACGGGGGGTTGCACCCTCAATTCTGAGCATTTTCGGCCCCCTTCCTGGCGATGTGTGACCGGGCTTTTGCGCCGCTGCCGTGGGTGGCAATTACGATCTCGCCGCGCGAGAACAGCGCCTCCATTGCGCCCTTCAGCGCCCTTTTCGTGCATCCCTCGGCCTCGGGCAGGCTCGCGAATTGTGTCGGCGCGTATGTCGGGCCGGGGCTGGCAGAGACGTAGCGCCCCTGCGCCGTCATGGCGTCCAGCAGCTTCAGGAAGACGCGTTCGGCCTTGGCCCCGGCTGCCAGCGCATCCAGGCCGGTGCCCTGCGCCTCGGCGACGAACACTCCCTCGCGCCACTTCAAGCTTATTTCGTCGCCGGTCCGGCCGTAGTTGGCCTTCTTCGTGGCCAGTATTCGCGCGTCCGGGTCGGGCTCAAAGCCGTTGTCGGTGATCCTCGACAGGTAGAGCCGCGACCGGACAGAGTTATTCCATGCCGTCGATCCTGACGTTCCCGTGCCGCTATTGAGGCCGGTCAGGCTCGGGTGCCCGAGCAGCATGACCGCGCACTTGCGCCGGATCGCCAGGCCCCGGAGGATGCCGACAAATTGGCGCACCTTGGCGCGGTCATTTTCATTGGCCGGGTAAACATCGGCTAGAGTATCGATCACGATCAGGGCCGGGGACTCTTCGGCCGCCCGCGCGTCCAGTTCCTCGAACAGGGCGCTGGCCATGAGTTGCAATTGCGTGTCCACGGCCAGCAGCGCGTCTTCGCCAGCCAGTGAACGAAGCGTCAGGCCCTCAAGGTCATCATAGCTCCGGCTCTCCGCCCGAAGGATGTCGTCGATGCGGCGATGCAATTCGTCGTCGTCATCTTCGGCGGAAAGGAAGATGACGCGCCCCGGAGTCACAGCCCTGCCCAGCCACGGTGTTTGCGCCGCGACCGCGACGGCAAGCTGGAGCGCCAGCAGGCTTTTGCCGGTGCCCCCGTCGCCGCTGAACAGCGTGACCGTCCGGTTTGGCACCAGCCCGTGCACCAGCCACTCGCGCGGCGGAACGGGCTTGCCCTTGAGCGATGCCGCCGAATAAAACTGGCTCTCGCGCGCCGGTGCAGGCTGAATTATGGTCGCCCCTCGCGGGCTTCGTGGGTGGTCGCCTTCGATCGGCTCGCGCGGAAATTCGAGACGATGCTCGCGCAGGCGGGCGGCCAGGTCTGCAAATTCCTTCATCACGCGGCCCTCCCTTTCATGTATTCAAGGAAGGCCGCGCGGCGGCTGGGTGCCATCGCCTGCACGCAGGCCAGAGCGTAAGCGTCCAGCTCGTCCGGCTCGGCCATGTCGGCCCAGAAGGCTGCCTCGTCCATGAAGCCAAGCAGCGGCGGAATCGGCTGGCCCGCGCCCGTGCAGAGCGCCGCCTCGGCGGTAAAGATGGCGTCCTCGCGGTCGAGCGCCGCGAGCGCCGCGAAGGCCAGCGCCGCCCGCTCGCGGGGCTCCAGCCGGGCCCTCAGGACTATCGACAGGCCCGCCCACGAGTCCGCATCGCCCAGAGTCAAGGTGTAACCGAAGGTCCGCACGGCCTTCAGGTGCCGCCGCTGCATTAGGCTGGAAAACGACTTTTTGCGGCCGCGACGCTCGCGAGGGCTTGCGTTCCCCGCCCGGCTCGAGGTATTATCCCGGCAGACACCTTGACAGTGACTTTTCGCCCCCGCCGCTTCGGTCATCGCGGCGGGGTTTCCGCTTGCGATGGTCGATTTCTGGATCACGCCGACACCTCGCGGGAGTCCAGCCACTCGATGATGTCGGCCTCACGCCAATACCTGCGTCTGGAAATGTAGACAGGTTTTGGAAAGTCCAGATCGGGGTCGGCGAGCCATCTCCAAAGGGTCATGTCGGAGATGTTGCCGCAAATGTCGCGCACCGCACTTGCGGGCAAAAGCTTTTTTTCCATGCGTCACGCCTCGAGTTATCGGGTGACGCTAAGTTGTCACATGTTTTGCCGGACAGTGGCCCGGGTGTCCGTATTTTTTTCCCGGTAGCGATCCCATTGCCGCCTGATCGCCTGCCAGCCCCCGAGGCCCTCGGCCTCGCACTGGCGGGCCGCGTTTTCTACTCCCAAGTCAGGCACCAATTCCTTCATGCGGGCGAACCGTGCCTCACGCATAGCAGCGTGAGCCTTGTTCGTGATCGCGGCACCGTCTTTCTGCCCGCGCTTCACGGGTCGCCCGGTCAAGGCTAGAGCCTCCCTCTTTTCGCCGCTGATCGGATCAACACCAGCGCGCCACCACATGCGTTCCTGTAGCCTGCCCATTTCTTCGGCCGCCATCAGCATCCGAGACAGGTTTTCGGGTGTTACGTCGCCAGCCTCCAAGCGCTCACGTCCTTGTTTCAGCGCGTTGTATTCGGCCAGCCAGTGCGCGGCTATCCATTGCGCCGAGTTTTCCGCGAGGCCCTTTTCGCGCAGAGCTTCGGTATTCACCACGCACTTGCCATCATCCGCCAAATCTACCGTTGCAAGGATTGCTCGGCATCGCTCGGCATTGTGCCGGTGCAAGGCATCGCCGGGCCAGTCGCCCGGTTCGGCAACGGGGAGGGAATCGGCCCACGCTTTTAAGGCCGCGTTACAGGCATCCACATCGCGCGGATCGTCCATCCGATACCTGAGATCGGTTCGTTGCATCATCCCGGTGTCTTTTGTGATTCTATCGGGCAT